GTTCAAAAAACCCAAATCCAAAAATTAGTAGGGGATAATTTTACTTCTTATAATGGGGATATAGAACAACAAAAAGGCATTGTAGATTATTGCAACAAAAATAAAATAGATATAATTCACATTGAAGAAATTCCAGAGGGATTTGACAAAGGAAATGAATTTAATATTGATATTCAAAAAGAATTATATAATAAAAAACATCCTTGGAAAGTAGTTGAAACTTGTCACAATATTTACTTTAATCCTGATGAAAATAAAGTTTTTGAACCTGATGGATATGCATGTGTAACACCCCACCACATTGATACTACTTTTAAAAATAAAAAAACCCCTAAATCATTAATAACCTTCCCAATTGATCCCTCTATTTCTCCTTACGAGTCTAAAGAGGAAATATTATCATCTAGAGGATGGTTAACTAAAGGTGAATTTCATATTGTAAATGTAGGACTTTGGACCCCAGGTAAAAATCAGGGGTATGCAGTAAAATTAGCAAAACAATTATGGGAAAAATATCGTTGGACTTATATTTTTCATTTTGTAGGAAATCAAGCACCCAATTTTTCTCATTATTGGGAACCTATAATGTTAGAAGGTTTACCACCTAATGTATTTGTTCATGGTGAACAAGCAGATACTGATTATTACATGAAAATGTCAGATTTAATGTTATTTACTTCAACTTGGGAGTGCAATCCTATTGTCTTAAAAGAAGCTATTTCTAATAACATTAAAATAATGGCTTTTGATTTAGACCACTATGGAGAAGAATATGTTCCTTTTATAGTCCCCTTAACAGGAAATCAAAATACAGATTATGCAAATATAATAGATACAATACATTCTCCTATTAAGTATGATAAATCTGATATAGAAAATAATGTCAAACATTTTGCTGAAAACCATATTAATTTCTACAGTTCTTTATTAAATGAAAAATAAAACTTTAATATCCTTTAATTATAGTCCCAAAGTAGAAATAGTAGGGGACAAAGAACAAGATTATTTTATAGAATTTATAGATTCTAGGAATAATAAAGTGGTTTATTCTACTACTATAAAAAATAATATGTGGACTAAATGTAGTCAAAAATGGCATATTCCTTGGGTAATTAAAGTAAATAATAAAATAGCTCATACTTTTAATTTAAAAGGCAAAGATGTTAAAATATCTTTATCATCTAAATCAGTAGGAGATACTTTAGCATGGGCTCCTCAAGCAATAGAATTTGCTAAAAAATATAAATGTAAAGTATCACTCTCTACTTTTCATAATGAATGGTTTAAAAATAACCCAGAATATAAAAATATAAAATTTGTAGCTCCAGGGGAAGAAGGAAAATATTATGCTTCTTTTACTATTGGTTGGTTTATGGGTGATAATAATAAATGGGATGTAGGATCATACCACCCAACTAGACCTAATACCATCCCTTTAATTCAGGCTGCAACAGATATTTTAAATTTACCTTATAAAGAAATAAATTATGGTATTGATTTTAAACCTAAAAAAAGACCTATTACTTCTAAATACATTTGTATAGGACCCCATTCAACTTCGGGTTTAAAAGAATGGCCCTATAATTATTGGGAAGAATTAGCAGGAATGTTAAATAGCAAAGGTTATAAAGTAGTAGATATATCATATGAAGACCATAATAAAAAAAATATTATTAATAAACCTAAATTATCTTGGGAAGATACATTTAATTATTTATACCATGCAGAATATTTTATAGGATTAGGCTCAGGTTTATCTTGGTTTAATTGGGCTATGGAAAAACCTACATTAATGATAAATAATTTTATTCCTTATGGATATGAATTTACAAAAGGTTTAACTAAAGTAGAAGATTATTCGGTGTGTAATAATTGTTGGGTTAATGATAATTATCAATTTGATAAAGGAGATTGGGATTGGTGTCCTGAAAATAAAAATACATCTTTACATCATATTTGCCATAAAGCAATTACACCTCAAAAAGTATTCAAAACACTATTTAAACTATTGGAATTTAAATAAACCTATATATATTTATAACAAAAGAAAGTATGAAGTTGTCAAAAGAAGAGTTGCAAGAATTACAATCTAATCAACAAGTAAGCAATGAAGTAATATTTGCTATTGGAGAATTAGAATTACAAAAAGCTGGATTAATTGATCAATTTAGAGAATTATCTCTTCAACAAAAAGATTTAGGCGATCAATTAACCAAAAAGTATGGAGATGGAAAAATTAACTTAAACACTGGAGAAATTGTTCCAATTGATTCCGAAGTTTCAGATAGTTCAGTTTCCTCTTAGTTCTTTAAAGAATTTTTTAATATTTATAACAAAATAAATAAATTAAACATATAAAATGGCAGAAACATTAATTTCACCTGGTGTATTGGCTCGCGAAAACGACCAATCTTTTATTCAAGGTCAACCCGTAGAAGCAGGAGCTGCTATCGTAGGACCTGCTGCTAAAGGTCCCGTAGGTATTCCTACATTAGTAACTTCATTTAGTGAATATCAAGCAGTCTTTGGTGGAGCCGTTACAAGTGGTTCCTCAGAATACACTTACTTGACTTCAATCTCAGCAAATAATTACTTTTCTCAAGGAGGAAGTTCATTATTAGTAACTAGAGTAGTATCTGGATCATTTAGCGGTGCAAGCTCCCATAAATTATACAATAATGCTGAAAGTGGTGTTATTGATACCGATGCTTCATTATCAGTAGCTTCAGGAGGAGAAGGTGGTACAGCTGGTACTTACACTGTTACTCCAACAGGATCAAGTGGTACAGGAGCAGTATTAAGTATTGTTACTAGTACAGGTAATGGTAAATTACTTGCAACTGGTTCTTATGAGAATGAAATTCAACAAAATACTGAATATGCTTTAAATACTGGATCAAATGCAAGTTTAGGGCCTATTAGCGATATTACCTCTTCTTTAAATGGAACAGGGGCTCAATTTAACCTAGAAATAAGCTCAGGTGTTGTTACAGGTATTACTTGTGTTGAAACAGGTAGTGGATATGTAGATGGAGAAATTATTACAATCCCTGCATCAGGATTACAATCATCAGTTGATTTAACATTTAGAATTGTTAACGCTTTAATGTTTGTTGAACCTACTTCAGTATCTGTTACTTCAGGAGGAAGCGGATATGAAGTTAGTGAAGTATTAAGTGTAGCAGGTGCTCAAATTGGATCTGCAAGTGATTTAACACTCAATGCATTAGGAGCTGCAGATGTAATTAATGGAGTACCATTTGAATTAACTACTTTATCTGAAGGTGAAATTATGAATAATTCAGGTTCAGAAGTAGGAAATGGAGCATTAGCTGAAGGATCAAAAGATAATGTAAGATGGGAAATTGCTTCTAATAATACAGGATCAGGAACATTTAGTTTATTACTACGTAGAGGAGATGATAGCCATAGAAATAAATCAATTCTTGAAACTTGGTCTAACTTATCATTAGATCCAAAGTCTCCAAATTATATTGAAAGAGTAATTGGTAACACAAGCTACTCAATTGAAGAAGATGGAGCTGATTCATATGTACGTTCTCAGGGTGAATATAACAATAAAAGTAAATACGTAAGAGTTTCTGCAGTAAATTATAAAACTCCAGATTATTTTGATAATGCTGGAAATGCGAAAGCACAATTTACTGCAAGCTTACCAATAATTTCATCAGGATCATTTAATGGTGCTGAAGGTCAATTATTTGGTGCAGGTGCTAAATTTTACGACCAAATCGATAGTGATATCCAAGGTTTAGGACAATTAGATTATACATCATCAATCCAATTATTAAACAATAAAGATGATTATAGATTTAATTTACTAACTGCACCTGGATTAAACCATTCAGATCATGCTACTGCAACTACTTTATTAGTTAGTACTGCAGAATCACGTCAAGATTGTATAGCAGTTATTGATTTAGATGGATACGGAACTAACATTGGTACTATGATTAGTAACGCTGCTTCATTTGATAGTTCATATGCTGCTACTTACTGGCCATGGTTACAAACAGTTGATCCAAATATTGGAACAGTTGTTTGGGTACCCGCTTCAGCAATGATCCCAGGAGTATATGCATTTACTGATAGATCAAGTGATGCTTGGTTTGCCCCTGCAGGTTTAACAAGAGGTGCTCTTGGTAACGTAACTAAGGCAGAAAGAAAATTAACTACTACAAATAGAGATTCATTATACGAAGCTAATATCAATCCAATAGCTACATTCCCAGGAAGTGGAGTTGTAGTATTTGGTCAGAAAACACTACAGAAAAGAGCTAGTGCATTAGATAGAGTAAATGTAAGAAGATTATTAATCCAACTTAAGAGCTTTATTTCTCAAACAGCTGATAATTTAGTATTTGAACAAAATACAATTGCTACAAGAAATATTTTCTTAAGCCAAGTTAATCCATACTTAGAATCAGTACAACAAAGACAAGGATTGTATGCATTTAAAGTAGTAATGGATGATACTAATAACACTCCAGATGTAATTGATAGAAATCAATTAGTAGGTCAGATTTATATCCAACCAACTAGAACAGCTGAATTTATTATGCTAGATTTCAATGTATTACCAACAGGAGCAGTATTTCCAGAATAAAAACTAAAAATTAGAATATTTATAATAAAATAAAAACATAAAATGGCAGTATTAGATCCAAACGAAATTTTTTATACGGCATTTGAGCCAAAACAAAAGAATAGATTTATTCTTTATATTGATGGATTTCCTTCGTACATTATGAAGGGTGTCGGAGCCGTATCTGTAACCCAAGGAACTGTGCCTTTAAACCATATTAACGTTCAACGTTATGTTAAAGGAAAAACAGTTTGGAATACAATCCAGTTCACATTATTTGATCCAATTACACCATCAGGTGCTCAAGCTGTAATGGAGTGGGTAAGATTACACCATGAATCAGTAACAGGTAGAGATGGATACAGTGATTTCTATAAAAAAGATTTAACTGTAAACGTATTAGGTCCTGTAGGTGATATCGTATCTGAATG